TTTATCCTGTAAATGAAATACAAACAGCAGTGAAAACACTTAATGATCAAATCAGTTCTGGTTATTCAGTTCTTGGAGAAGTAGATCACCCCGATGATCTTAAAATAAATTTAGACCGTGTGTCTCACATGATTACTGAAATGTGGATGGACGGTCCAAATGGATATGGTAAAATGAAAATTTTACCGACACCAATGGGTCAACTTGTCAAAACAATGTTGGAATCAGGGGTGAAACTAGGCGTATCAAGTAGAGGTAGTGGAAACATTAACGAATACGGAAGCGGCGAAGTTTCAGACTTTGAGATCATCACAGTTGATGTTGTGGCCCAACCTTCGGCACCAGGTGCTTACCCAACGCCAATTTACGAACACCTGATGAATACAAAGGGTGGTAATATGGCAAAAGGTCTGGCCGCTGAAGTTAGAAATGATAAAAAAGCACAAAAATACCTCAATGAGGCAATCAAAAACATAATAAAGGATCTAAAATAACATGATAGACGCAATATCAAAACTTGTTGAATCGGGTGCAATATCTGAAGATACACAAAAGAGTATCCAAGAAGCATGGGATTCAAAAGTTAAAGAAAATAAAGAAACTGTTGGTGCGGAATTAAGAGAAGAGTTTGCTAAAAGATACGAGCATGACAAAGCAAACATGATTGAAGCAATAGACAAGATGATGACTGAGAAATTATCTGAGGAAATCACAAAGTTTGTTGAAGATAGAAAAGCACTTGCACAAGAAAAAATTGCTTACAAAGAAAACGTAGGCAAACACTCTGCTAAATTAGAAAGTTTTATTCTTTCTAAACTAAATGAAGAGTTAAAAGAGTTACACACTGACCGAAAAGGTGTTCATGAAAACTTTAAGAAAATGGAAGAGTTCGTAGTAAATGCTCTTGCAAAAGAAATTAAAGAGTTCCATGAAGACAAAAAAGGCGTTGTGGAAACGAAAGTCAAACTAGTAGCCGAAGCGAAGAAACAAATGGCTAAAATGAAAGAGGCTTTCATTACAAAATCTGCTAAAGTTGTAGAATCTGCTGTAAACAAAAAACTTGCTGAAGAATTAGCAACGTTGAAAGAAGACATTACAGCGGCAAGAACTGTAAACTTTGGTAAGAAAATATTCGAAGCGTTTGCTTCTGAGTATCAGGCATCTTACTTAAATGAGAAATCTGAAACTTCGAAGTTAATGAAAGTTGTAGATGAAACTACACTTAAATTAAAAGACGCTGAGAAGGCTGTCGAAGAGAAACAAGCGGTGATTGAGTCAAAAGATGCTGAGTCCAAAAGACAAGCAGACTTGATGGAACGCAAGGAAAAGATGGCTGAGATGCTCAAACCTTTAGGTAAGAGCAAGGGTGAAGTTATGGCTCAACTACTTGAAAGTGTACAAACTAACAAGTTGCAGGCTTCATTTGACAAGTATCTACCACACGTGATGGCTGATAAACCAGTTGCATCTGAGAAAAAAGTTATTTCAGAAGCAAAAGGTGACAGAGGCACGAGAGAAGATGCTGAATTAACAAGTTTCCGTAAGTTGGCGGGAATATAACAACAATAAACAAGGGGAAATTCAAATGTCAGAATTATTTGAATCAAAATGGGGCGAAACTAAACAGGCCCTAACCGAAGGTTTAGCAGGCAACAAGAAAAAGACTATGGATGTAGTCTTAGAAAACACTAAGAAGTATTTGGCTGAGCAGGCAACTGCTGGTGCCACTTCTGCAGGTAACGTTGCTACGTTAAACAGAGTGATCCTTCCAGTAATACGTAGGGTTATGCCTACTGTTATAGCGAACGAGATCGTTGGTGTACAACCAATGACTGGTCCGGTTGGACAGATCCACACACTAAGAATAAGATATGCAGACACAGTAAGTGGTCAGGCTACTGCTGGTGAAGAAGCATTATCTCCATTCAAAATTGCGAGAGCATACTCAGGTAACCAAGCATCAACTAACACAGACGGTGATGCTAAAGGTTCTGCAACAGCGGCACTTGAAGGTACTGCTGGTAAGAGAATGTCAATCCAAATCTTGAAACAACCCGTTGAAGCGAAATCTAGAAAATTAAGTGCTAGATGGACTTTTGAAGCGGCTCAAGATGCACAAGCACAACAAGGGATTGATGTTGAAGCAGAAATCATGGCGGCATTAGCACAAGAAATTACTGCTGAGATCGACCAAGAGATCATTGGATCATTAAGAACATTAGCCGGTTCGGCTTCTGAGACTTTTGACCAGTCTGCTGTATCAGGTACTGCAACATTCGTTGGTGATGAACACGCGGCTTTGGCTGTGTTAATCAACAGAGTTGCTAACCAAATCGCAACAAGAACAAGAAGAGGCGCTGGAAACTACGC